AATACTTGTTGTTGATCTGCAGGAGATAGTGCTAATATCTGATCAAGCATGTCTTTGATATTTACCGGTTCTGCATTCATTGTTGGTTCAACTTGTCCTGCTGGTGCTGGCAATGACATATCTGCGTATGCTTTTGATATCACAGCAGGATCTACACCTGCACTTTGTAATATCTTGGCAACTTCTTCGCTGTCCATTGGACTGCCTGCTTTCTTCCATGCTTTCTCTAATGTATTAGCATCTACCTTGTTGCCCGTGATTCCAAACAATTCGTTGAGTTGATTTCTGTTTAGTGATTCTGCTACTGGCTTTTCACCCGTAGCACCTGCTGCTTGTCCAGCTACAGCACCACCTGCTGTTGTTGCTACCTGAGTCAACCCGTTAATCCATTGTAATAAACTATCATTATTAAACGCAACTTGTTTAGCTGCACCAATTGTAGCCTGTATACCTTCTTTATATTCTTTACTGGTTATTATTTTAGCAACATCTTGTAGATCCCTAAATGCTGAAACGTCACCATTTTTAATTGCATTCATTGCAGTTCGCACTGCACTTGCTTCTGCAGGATTAGCAGCAATATTAAATCCTTGAACCATATCACTCATTTCCATTCCGGGCCCTCTAATAGTCCTTGTAGCTTGGTAAGTAACTTTTTCGATTCCTGTGTCTCCAATTGGTATTGATTTTTCACGCAGGCCTGCTAACCAACCGCCAAGTTTTGCCATAGCACCTGCTGTAATACCAGCAACTGCTCCTGCGGTTGCCCCACGGCCAACAGCAGTTGATGCCGCTTGACCTTGTAGTAAACGGTCAGCAATGTTAACAATACCCACGGCAATACCTGTTCCTGTTCCAACTGCTAGTGCTCCTGCACCAATACCACCTGCTACTGCTACACCTAATGCGGCTGCGGCTGAACCAGCAATGGCCAACAAGAACTTGTGTAGGTTAGGATTTTCTTTTGCAAACTCGCCGTACTTGGCTAATTTGGCTGCTAACTGGGGATTCTTTGCAGCAATACTTGCTTTAATTTCTTCAAACTTTTTATCAAATGCTTGGACAGGAGCACTACTTTGTAGCATACCTCCAAATTTATTAAACCACACATCACTGATTTTATCTTTAGCTGCACCCACTGCATCACCAGCTTTACCTAGCATACTACGGCCGGCACTAGTTTCTATGCTTTTAAATAATTGTTGAATTTGATCAGGTTGTAATGCAACTTCACATAGTATAGGATGAATATCCCTTTCCCAAGTACGGAAGTATTGATCGCCTTGCCCTATATTTTCAAATATAGATTGCTTAGGAGAATTTTCTATTTGTCTTAATCTAGCAGATAATTGATGCATGTCCATATAAGTATCCTAACTGTATTTGTTATTTATAATGAGCGTGCGCTCATTTGCTCTTTCGTTTGCACTCAGAGCAATTGTTTCTTTCGAAGAAAGAATTAATATTATTCAGATCGTTCAGTCACACTTTGCCCGAGCAGGGCAAAGAACATTATTCGAGTCGAACATATGTCACTTAGTGTTACTGCATTACAGTGGCGGTTGGCCTGTACCACGAGCAGTGTCTTTATCCAGCGGCGGTAAACAAATATACACTAACATACTTGCTTACGTAGGGCGTCTCTAGCCCTTCATTTTGCTTATTTTCTATCTTCAAACATCTAAACCGTAAGCATTTTACGATCTTCATCCTTTCGGGTAGTAGATGAGTACTCTTATCGGCAAGAGATTTCCCTCCCTGTGATCCTAGATCCAGGTATACGGGCACCAGAACTTAGCAGGTGCGAGCTTTATACCAATTAAATTTTGTTTATAATGTGAGAGCCATGGACACGGACTGAGATCTGTCCGTTATAATATTCATTTGATTCTAATACTTTTCGGTCGAATTGTTCGCGGGCCTCAACGTATGATGTTTCTGCTTTGCTTTTGCAGTAGTGCAATATCTCTCTTGTGAAATTTTCTTTGCCTAAGGTGTTTATATCTGCCTGAAGATTGGGGCTACTACCCCAATATTCTTTCCAATCTGAATCTACTTTAGATCTGATTTTCTTTTTCTTTTTTGTACCATTCTTTAATTTTATAGTCTTATAGGTAGTTTTTGCAAACTTTGCAAGTTTCTTTCCTATATACTTTTTATTATTTGTTAAATTTGTGATAATATATACATACCCAATACAATCTTCTGGTAGTTCAATAACTTCTTGATCTTTATAAGTCCATAACATTATAATATTACCATGGCATTACTTTTGGCCAATACGGCCAAGTTGCAATATTAAATCCAAAAAATTTATTAGTGCTACATACTCCGGGTAACCCCATTTTACTACATGCTTCGTAATAGTAGTTTTGATAACTTAATTTAACCAAATATAATTTATTATGCCCCATCATTATAGGAACTAATGTCGGAGTTGTTTGTAAGAATTTTACTAATCCCTCTAACACTCCTATCCATCGATGATTGAGAATGTCGTCGAGTATTACTATACCTTCATTACTGATAAGATTACTTGCAAGTTTCAAATCATTCATAGTATGGATTGCAGTATGGCCGCCATCAATAGACATAAATCTTAAAGAACCCGGTTCAATTATTTTATCAAGTTGTAGTTTAGAATCAGTAGAGTCACCTTGTATAATAGTTGTATTTTGTCCTTGATGTACATCATAATTTAATAAATTATGCTTAAAATAATGTATATTTCCGCAGCCAGAATTATCTATATTAAGTGACTGTGATTCAAACACATCTACTGCATATGATTTGTCTTGAAGTTCAGTTATTTGATTTAACAATAAAAATAATTTACCATGATGGACCCCAATCTCACAAACCCCACCAGTTTTGTTTATTGGTAAATTATTAAAGTAATCAATTGTAGTAAATAGCTCATCCTCAACCCATCCCTCTACAATTTTAAATCCGTTGTCACGATAATGTTCTAACGCTTTATTCATTTTATTTTGCTAACTTAGCTTCTTTACGAGCGTTCTTTTCAGCAGTAATTTCGTTACGGCGTGCTTTAACAGCTTTGGCTAGCTCTCCTAATGCTTTGCGAGCACGAGTACCGGCAGCTGCATTGCCTGCTGAGAATTTTGCATCTTCTGCTAAAAATCCGTCCATGCAATCTTTAATTTGTTGTGTTGATGACATTTGTTTTTCCTTTAGGTGGTCTTCCACGTTTTTTTGGCAATGCTTTTAATCTTGCCTTTTCTTTTTTTACTAATCTTATATTAGCTAATTGTTCTTTACATACTAATTTACTTTGTTGTTTTAGTTGTTTTGCTAACGTTTCTACATTTCTTAATTCTCTTCTACATAAGTATCCGGGAGATCTACCAGTAGTTTGTACAAAAATTAAATTTTGATTATGCAACTCTGCAAATGCACTTACTAACTGCGAATACAATTCTCTATACTGTTTTATATTATCACTCAACATAGTCTACATTGTTGTTATAGCTGGTAAAACCGTTTTCTTTAATTACTCTAAGTACATTGTTCACTCGTCCTATGAGTTCATCTTTATGACTTATTAAGTATATATTCTTATTTCTCTCTCTAGCCATTTTTTTCAATACTGCTAATGCTGATTCAACTCCGGCTGCATCCATTCCAGCATCTATTAGTTCATCAATAAACAATAAATTAATAGGGTGATACAATCCTTCCCATACATCTCTAAATGCAAAACTCATACTAAGTATTAATCTGTTCCGTTCACCTCGACTTAGATTATCAAAATCTAAATCTTGTCCTAGTTGGGTAATTTCAACTGTAAGGTCATTTTGAAAAATTACACGATGTGGCAATCCTAACTTGTCAATGTAATAACTTAATCTCTTATTCAGATAACTTAGATTTTGATCAATAATCTTTTTACGGATAAAACTATCTTTATTAGTTAGCAGTTTATATAGGAACACCTGATGATCTTGGAGTTTAATTAATAAGTTTACAATGTTCCAATCAACTTCTTGTATAGCTGTATTATTTAATTCTTGAATCTGCTCTTCATATGGATTTTGTTCGTCTATTTTACTTGTTAAGTTCTTTTCTAAACCATCCAAATTGTTTTTATGACCTAGGGCTTCTGCTTCTGTATCATAAAATGTTTGAGGTCGATGGGGTTGTTTTCCAATTATACTAATCTCTTCAATAATTTTGGTAAAATCTTGAGTCACTTTATCAAAGTATTTGGTTGCGTCGACTAGCTGCTGTTCAGCAACTGCGGTCATTTCTTTATGTTTATGATCGTGAAGTTCTTGTCCACATGCATGGCATGTTTTGTCAGACAAACTAACAAGTTCTTTATCACATTTTTTAACTGCTTTTTCAGCCTGACCGATAGCAGATTCCAATGTTGCCTGTTGTTTATTAAGATTTTTAATTTTAATTTCGTTGTTGACCCATAGTTTAAGGAGGCCATGAGAGATTATTTCTGTTTCAATGTCAACATTTTCTAATCTCATCATTGCTCGACCTAGATTTTCTATGTCTGTTTCTTTCTTAGATTCCCATGCTGAACTTTTAATCTTAAGACTATCTATACTTTTTTGTACATTACTATTGGCATTCTTTACAGCTTCAATTTTAACCGTTTCTATTTGAATAGAATCTTTGCTTTCTTTAATTGCTAGTTTAAGAATTTCTGCTTTTTCGGATAACAATGTTATTCCTAGCAGTTGTTCAATAACTTCACGTTGATCAGCAGCCTTCATTGAAAGGAATGGCTCAGTATAGGTATTAAGTGCTACTAAGTGTTTGAACATAGTATGACTCATTTCCATCATTTGTTCAATGGATTTCTGAGTTTCTCTACTATCTCCCTGACTATCATCTTCTTCATCAATTTTTAGTTCTGTGTCATTAACGAACAATTTAAGTATATTAGGTTTTCGTCCTCTTTCAATACGATATTTGGTATTATTCTTTTCAAACTCAACAGTGACCAACATTCCCTTACCGTTAGTTTTGTTAATTAAGTTTTCTTTTCGAATATTTGTTAGAGCTTGCCCATATAATGCATAACTTAACGCATTGATGATAGTGGTTTTCCCCGTGCCATTCCTAGATCCAGTATCGTCACCACCTAGATCTAAATTTGACCCAAGTACTAATGTAAGATGTTCTTTATCAAAGTCAACTGCCTGTGTTTGATTTCCCACTGATAGGAAATTTCTCACAGTTATATTACAGAGTTTAAATGCCATGTATTATTATAAATTATTGTAAATTTCTAAAAGAGTAGCTTTGTCAAATTGTCCTGATTCGATATTAATAAGTTGTTCAGATACAATTTGATCAACGCTTTCGAATGTTTGATCTGGATTGTCGTCTATAGTACCATCCAAATTTGTTTTATCTTGAATAAGACTTATTTCACGGATGTCATAATCGGCAGTAAGTGTTTCTTTAATAAAGTTTGCTTCTTCATAACTAATATCAATATCTAGATTAACCTTGAAATGCATCTTACCCTTCATAATTGTGTCTTTTTGATCTATCAAATCGCTAAGTTTAATAGATCTATACTTAGGACAATTACTCCAATTAATAAAATTTGGTTCTCCGCCCCATTCTAATGTCATCATTCCTCGGTCGTCGTCACCGACATCTGAATAATTGTGCGGAAATGCATTACCAATATAGATTACTTTATTGTTAGTTTGCCGTTTGTGGAAATGACCACTGAATATATAATCAGGTCCATTAAAGTCTTCTGCCCTAAGTTCACCATGATCGGGCATCTGTACCATTGCATTCATAAAAAACTTAGGTAATTCAAAATGACCAAACACGTATTTGCTTTTGATATCCTTCATTTTCTTCCATTCATCACCTACTAACCACGGTACAAGGGTAACGTTATCTAACTCAGTGATACAATCTACCACAGTTACGCCAGGAATATGACGTCCAAATGCACTGCTATGGATATCCCGCTTGTCTTTATAGAACAAATCGTGATTACCTGGAAACCAAAAGAATTGTTCGAATGCTGCACCTAATTTTTCTAAGCATCTTAGACTTGTATCTAACGTAATTAGATTGAGACTATTTCTATTATGACTCCAATCACCAAGGAAGATACATGTTTCACAACTAGCTTTCTTAGCTTCATCAATAAACCAATCTACAAATTCTTCACAATCTCTAAGATGAGTAGCACTATTGGACTTAAGACCATAATGTATATCTGTAAAACAGGCAACTTTCTTAAATAGGGGCATATATTAATTTCCTATCTTTACTGTACAATAAAAAATGACAAAAGTCAATGGTCAGTTTCATCAGTCTCTTCAAAATCACCTTCTACACTTTTCGGCATTCTAAAGTTTTTATATAATTCAGCCTGACGTGCAGTTTCTTCAGCGTAGCCCTGTTGATTTTGTCTAGTAAGGCTAGGAGTCAATCCGTGCGATTCTAACATATCATCTCGGATATTTTGATTCTTCTTTTCTATATTAAGTACACGAGTGAAGCTATTTGTTACTGCGGCTGTATAATAAGCAAATGGATTTTCAGATTTACTTTCGTCAAATTGCAAACCAATTTGACTTAATTGCAAAATAGCCTGTCCTCTCATTTCTTCTACATAGGTATATCCACGCCAATTGCTACGTTGGGCATATCTTTCACTTAGTTTAATATACATTTTACCCAAGTTTTCTGTAATGCGGCCGTGCTCTTTGCTAAATTTACCGGTATCTAACGGGCCTTTCCAATGTGACTTTCCAACACATACTAATTCGTCAGTATCGTTAAATTTCCAATGTTGGTAAGGAGGGAAGTTTACTTTTTCATGAGAATCTGCAGTTGTCTTAGTTGTTTTTTTACGACCCGGTGCTAGTGGAATATGATTGAATGTCATAATTCTAAAAACCACATCGATTTTTGCTATAGATTTATAGTCTTCGGTACATTCTGCTAGTTTAATTTTCTTATCACCACTTGCTCTTGCTGTTGCAAATTTAGCTAATCCTAATCTCTTGGCTTTAGCACGTTTAGCATCTGCTATGGTTCTAATGTTTATTTTATCTAAATTAGTTAAAATTATGTCATGTTGACTATAGTCTGATTTTTCGTATGTTGAGAATGAGCACTTACTACGATGGATTTCTGCTAATAAATCTTTATTGTTTAAATATTTTACTTTTCTTCCTGTGGGAATTAAACTTACGGTCATTGTTGTTATTATCCTTATAATAGATATTATAGCATATTGAACATGCTAAGGTCAATGGTTATTGGGGCGTTTTATTTATGGTAAATATACTATGCAAGGAATTATATAGTATGGCAGACAATTTAGAAGATCGTGTTAGTCTTGAAGAAAGCCTTTCTTTTGGAGAAAGAATCGTTCCTGG